TTTAACTTCTAACGGTGTAGGAAACAAAATTAACTTTAACGGTGATGCAAAGTTAGTTTCAGATCTTTATGATGGATCAAACTCAGCTGGAACAGCTGGTCAAGTATTAAGTTCTTTAGGTACTGGTAATGGAACAGAGTGGATAACACCAGCAAGTGGTGGTGGTGATTCAGTACAAACTTTAACAGGTTCTGGTGCAACAGTAGAGTGGGATTTTACTTTAGGTAACAACGCGATATGGGAACCTGTAAATACAGGAGCTGGAAATCCAGTTCAAATTTTAGCCGAATCATCTACACCGTCTAAACAGTTTCCTGATGGAGCTCGTGGTTGTTTAAAAATAATTCCAACCAACACGGTTAATTTTCAGTTATTTTCTAATAGCAAACTACCAAGTAATGAGGCTAGTATTAACGCGCAATTATCAGCTAGTAATCCAACTATATTATATTATTTTTACGATGGAACAAACTTTAACTGGTTCTATGACGTAAATATGGTAGATCCAATATACACAGGAAATCCCGCAGCTGGAGGCGCTGATCCTAGTGTAGACACAGCAAATTTAATAGGATTTTGGTGGCCTGGAAGTATATCAAATTTAACAAGTGGACAAGCAGTGCAAACCGGTCAAGCTTGGGATTTAGACCCTGGTGTATCTAACACATTAATAGGAGATTTATCTTGTCAACGATCTACAACTTCAAACACTAATGTAAGTATGAGATGGTATGCTAGAGACAACGCAAATCAAATAGCTCCTTATTGGGAATCTAATCCAGATCAAAACGGAACTAGAGCTGCTTTTGAAAAACTATCAATAGCTTCAACAAATATAGGAGATTTTTCAGTTGCACTAACATTTCAAGTAAACTCTAACACGCAAACAGGAACTAGTTTCAGTGATTACGTAGGTATGTTTGATTTGGACAAAGATGACGATGCTGCAGTTTATTTGGTAGATAGACGATTAGCAGATTACACAGGAGGAACGACTTACCTAGGTAATTTCCCAAGACTAATAACAGCTAACGCAACAGGTAATCCAAACAATATTAATTTTGAAGATCAATGGATTTTTGTTCATTTATCATATAATTTTGGTGGTAACATTGTGCAAGGATATATTGGTTGCCAATCAACATATGACAACGCAGGAACCACCGGTAATATAAAAGGTTTTGATGGAACAGATCTTTCAATTGATTCTTCTGGACTTTATGGATTTGTTACATCAGTATCAAGTTTAAGTGAAGGAGCCATTAATGATGTTGTTGTGTGGGGTGCTAGTAGTAGCACAAATACCTATTCTTGGGAAGGTGGAAAACAAGGGTTATGTGCTGTATGGAACACTGCATTTATTCCTGTTGCAACTATAATTTCAAATTGGGATAATATTAGAAACTCATATTACATAACATAAAAAACAAACTAACATAAAAAACAAACAATTAAATTTAATAAAATGAAAATAAAAAAAGAACAATTAACAAAAATAACAGAGCAACAAAACCAATTAAATGATTTAGTAACAGAAATTGGTATGTTAGAAACAAAAAAACATGCTTTGTTACATGAGATAGCTGGTGTCAATAAAGATATTGAAGCTATGAAAACTGAGTTAGAAGGAGAGTATGGTGCTATTAATATAAATCTTAAAGATGGTACATATACTAAAATAGATACTGAAGAAGAACCAGCTATAGCTCATGTCTAGTATAATAAGAAAAATTAGTATTGGAGCTGATTATAAGAACGATGCTATGCATTATTCTTTAGGTCAAGAAGTTTATGGAGGTCATAATATAAGTAATATTATATTTGACGATGAGGATCATTCATATAATATTTTTATAACAAAGAATAAAGAGGTTTTGCCATGGAAAAAGTTTAACAAAAACATGGCTGTATCTGTTGAGTTTGATTTAAATTATTAATGAATTCTTTATATAGTTTTATTATTAAACCATTTGAAGAAAGGTATAATAATATAAAAAAGATAGGAGACAATTCTCTTATTTTAAATACTAGTATTGAACCTCACGAGTTTGTTAGTAAAAAAGCTGTAGTTGTTTCTACACCTGCAGCTTTCAATACTGATATAAAAGTAGGTGATATAGTATATGTGCATCATAATATATTTAGAAGATGGTATGATCAAAAAGGTAGAGAACGTAATAGCTCTACTTATTTTAAAGATGATTTATACTTTTGTAATCTAAGTCAAGTATACGCGTATAAACAAGATGGCGAATTAAAATGCCATTGGAAATATTGTTTTGTATCTCCTATTAAAAATAACAATACTCTAACAACAGATAAAGAGCAAAACCATATTGGGATATTAAAATATTCTAATAAGTTCTTAGATGATCTAGGATTAAAACCTGGAGCGCTTATTACGTTTACACCTAATTCAGAGTTTGAATTTATTATAGATGGTAAACGACTTTATTGTATGAAATTTAATGATATAGCCCTTACACATGAGTACGAAGGAAACGAGAAAGAATATAATCCAAGCTGGGCGTAAAGCAGTAGACGAGTTAATTAAAGTAGCTGAAGAAAAAATCATTACTGATACTTCTGATGATCTAGCAGCTGATCGTTTAAAAAACGCAGCAGCAACTAAAAAGCTTTGTATCATGGACGCGTTTGAAATATTACAGCGTATTGAAGAAGAGCAAAATATTTTAGATGGAGCTGATAAAAATAAACAAACTAAAACATTTAAAGGGTTTGCAGAAGGGAGAAGTAAATGAGCTATAAACAAACTCTTTGGTCTGATGTAAGTAATATTATAAATCCTAAAATACTTAAAAAAAATAATAGGTATAAAAAATGGGAGTATGGTTATAACAGTGAATATGATTTTGTTTGCATAAGTAAAAGCGGTAAAATTGGACAGATCATTGAAATACAAAATTTACGTATCGCATTACCGGCAGAAAGAAAATCTTATAAACGAAGCGAAAATAAAGAGGAACAATACTGGCAAAGATTTGAATATCCAAAAGAACTTGCTAAAATAAAAAACAGATTTGACTGGGAAGATCATCCTATAAGTTTTAAAGAAAAATGGTACGATTATATTGATGAAGAATTTAGACGCAGAGAAGAAGGTTTTCATTTCTACAATAATGGCAACCCTGTATATATTACTGGTACTCATTACATGTACTTGCAATGGTCAAAAATCGATGTTGGCGCACCGGATTATAGAGAAGCAAATAGACTCTTCTTTATATTTTGGGAAGCTTGTAAAGCAGACGCAAGATGTTATGGTATGTGCTACCTCAAAAACAGACGGAGTGGATTTAGCTTTATGGCATCAGCCGAACTTGTTAATATGGCAACAATATCAAGCGATTCAAGATTTGGTATATTATCTAAAACAGGAGCAGATGCCAAAAAAATGTTTACAGATAAAGTTGTTCCAATATCCGTTAACTATCCGTTTTTCTTCAAGCCAATACAAGATGGTATGGACAGGCCAAAGACTGAATTGGCATATCGTGTTCCTGCCGCCAAACTTACTAGAAGAAAGTTACAAGAAAATATTAAAGAACTAGATTTAGAAGGTTTAGACACAACTATCGATTGGAAAAATACAGGTGATAACTCTTATGATGGTGAAAAGCTAAAGCTATTAGCACACGATGAAAGTGGTAAATGGGAACGTCCTGATAATATATTAAATAACTGGAGAGTTACAAAAACTACATTACGTCTAGGATCTAGGATTGTAGGTAAGTGTATGATGGGCTCAACATCAAACTCGTTAGATAAAGGTGGAGAAAATTTTAAAAAAATATACTACAATAGCGACGTTACAAAAAGAAATAGAAACGGACAAACGTCTTCTGGACTCTATAGCTTGTTCATACCTATGGAGTGGAACTACGAAGGATTCATGGATTCTTATGGATTACCTGTATTCACTGGAGAAAAAGGTACAGTCAAAGGAATTGATGGTTATGAAATTACAACAGGAGTCATTGAGCATTGGGAAAATGAAGTAGACGGTTTAAAAAACGATACAGATAGTTTAAATGAATACTATAGGCAGTTTCCAAGAACTGAGCAACACGCTTTTAGAGATGAAGCTAAGAACAGTTTATTTAATCTAACTAAAATATATCAACAGATAGATTACAATGAAGAACTTGCAAATAGCTTTAATGTTACTAGAGGTTCTTTTATATGGCAAAATGGTATTAAAGATACAAGCGTAATCTTTGCGCCTAATAAAGATGGTAGGTTTTTAATATCATGGGTACCACCTAAAAATCTTCAAAATCAAGTGATTTTAAAAAATGGAGTAAAACATCCTGGTAACGAACACATTGGGGCTTTTGGTTGTGATAGTTATGATATTAGCGGTACTGTAGATGGCAAAGGATCTAACGGTGCTCTTCACGGGCTTACAAAGTTTTCAATGGAAGATGCTCCACCTAACCATTTCTTTTTAGAATATGTAGCTAGACCACAGACGGCTGAAATATTTTTTGAAGATGTACTAATGGCTTGCGTGTTTTATGGCATGCCTATATTAGCAGAAAATAATAAACCTAGATTACTTTATTATTTTAAACGTAGAGGATACAGAGCGTTTTCAATGAACCGCCCTGATAAAACTTGGAACAAGCTTTCTTCTACTGAAAAGGAAATAGGTGGTATACCAAATACAAGTGAAGATATTAAGCAAGCTCACGCAGCCGCTGTTGAAAGTTATATTGAAGAGTATGTAGGTAACTTAGGAGATACACATGGTGATATGTATTTTCAAAAGACTTTAGAAGATTGGGCTAAATTCAATATAAATAACAGAACAAAATATGATGCAACGATTAGTTCAGGTTTAGCTATAATGGCTTGTAATAAAAATAGATATACACCTGTAGCTAGACGATCTATTAAAAGTATAGACTTAGGTATTAAAAGATATGACAACAAAGGATCACTTTCAAAATTAATTAAATAATGATTATAACTGATAGTAATAGTGTATTTCCAGATCAGGTAGTTCCAGAAGAAGTTAAAGCAAGTTACGAATATGGTTTGCAAGTAGGCAAAGCTATTGAAGGAGATTGGTTTAGTGGAACAAGAACTGGTTTAGGTAATAGATATTCAACACAATATAATAATTTTAGAAACTTAAGATTATACGCAAGAGCAGAACAATCAATACAAAAATATAAAGATGAGTTATCTATAAATGGTGATTTATCTTATCTTAATCTAGATTGGAAACCTATACCTGTGTTACCTAAGTTTGTAGATATAGTTGTTAATGGTATGTCTGAAAAGATATATGAAGTAAAAGCTTATGCTCAAGATCCAGAAAGTTTAAAGCAAAGAACAACCTACGCTCAGAATATTATAATGGATATTGAGACTAAAGATTTTATTAATACTGTTAATAGTGCTTTAGGTGTTGATCTTCATTCGTCAGCAGACCCTGCTAACATGCCACAGACACGAGAAGAATTAGATGTTCACATGCAGTTAGACTACAAACAATCTGTGGAAATAGCTGAAGAAGAATTAATTAGCAATGTATTAGATTTTAATAAATACGAATTAACTAGAAGAAGAATTAATTATGATCTTACAGTTTTAGGTATTGGAGCTGTAAAAACAAATTGGAATAAAGCGGAAGGTATAACTGTTGACTATGTTGATCCTGCTCACATTGTGTATTCTTACACTGATGATCCTAACTTTGAAGATATATGGTATGTTGGTGAAGTAAAAAGATTAAGTCTTGCAGATTTAAAAAGAGAGTTTCCTAACTTAACAGATGCAGAACTAGAGCGTATACAAAAATACCCTAATAACAGTAGCTACGTGTATGACTATAACGCTAGAAACGATGGTAATAGTATATACGTTTTGTATTTTGAATATAAAACATATCATGATCAAGTATTTAAAATAAAGCAAACTAATACAGGTTTAGAAAAAGCATTAGAAAAACCTGATACTTTTAATCCACCAGCTAACGATAACTTTGATAGAGTTTCAAGAGCTATTGAAGTACTATATAGTGGTGCTAAAATATTAGGGCATGACGATTTATTAAGATGGGAGCTTGCTAAGAATATGACAAGACCAACGTCTAATTTAGTTAAAGTAAATATGAACTACAATATTTGTGCACCAAGAATGTACAAAGGTAGAATAGAAAGTCTTGTAAGTAGAATAACTGGATTTGCTGATATGATACAGCTTACGCATTTAAAACTACAACAAGTAATGTCAAGAGTTGTACCTGATGGTGTGTTCCTTGATGCTGATGGTTTAGCTGAAGTAGATTTAGGTAATGGTACAAGTTATAATCCACAAGAAGCTTTGAATATGTATTTCCAAACTGGTAGTATCATTGGTAGATCAATGACACAAGATGGAGGCATGAATCCTGGTAAAGTACCTATACAAGAGTTATCTACTAATAGCGGTCAAGCTAAAATACAGTCATTAATAAGTACTTATCAATATTACTTACAAATGATAAGAGATGTGACCGGACTTAATGAAGCAAGAGATGGTAGCGCTCCAGCTAAAGACGCTTTAGTAGGATTACAAAAATTAGCTATAGCAAATTCAAATACAGCTACTAGACATTTGGTACAAGCTAGTATGTATCTTACCGCCAAAACATGTGAGAACATAGCTTTAAGAGTTAATGATACATTAGAGTTTGATTTAACAAAAGAGTCTTTAAGATCTGCTATAAGTAGCTATAATGTAGGTACATTAGAGGATTTATACAATTTAAATATATTTGATTTTGGTATTTATTTAGAGTTAAAACCTGATGAAGAAGAAAAAGCACAGTTAGAACAAAACATACAAGTGGCTTTACAGTCTGGTCAAATATACCTAGAAGACGCTATCGATATTAGAAATGTTAATAATATTAAATTAGCTAATCAACTTTTAAAGTTTAGAAGAAAGAAAAAACAAGAGCAAGATCAACAAGCACAACAAGCTAATATACAAGCTCAAGCTCAAGCTAATGCTCAAGCTACTGAAGCTGCGGCAGTTGCAGAAGTACAAAAGCAACAAGCGCTAGCTGACACTCAAGTACAAATAGAAACAGCTAAAAACAATTTACAAATTACTAAACTTGAAAGAGAAGCTGAAGTTAAACGACAATTAATGGAAATTGAGTTTGATTTTAATATGCAACTAACAAGAGCGAGAGCAGAGGCAGAAGCTACAAGAGAAAAAGAAATAGAAGATAGAAAAGATAAAAGAACTAGAATATCAGGTTCTCAACAATCACAAATGATAGATCAAAGAAAAAATGACTCATTGCCTATAAATTTTGAATCAGCAGGCAATGATTCACTAGGTGGATTTGGACTAGAACAGTTTGCTCCACAATAACGTTTAATTATATAATATTATATTATGGCTGAAGAAAAAGAAGAACCCATCGTTGACAATACTAGCGAGGGTTTAAAAGTAAAAAAGAAAAGAGGTAGACCTAAGAAATTAGTAAAACCAAACGATGTAATCAAAGTAGATTTAACTAAAAAAGAAGACGATGCCGTTCAAGAACAAGGATCAGATGATAGCAATGCTGCTGTCGAGCAATCCGCAAACGAAGTCAACAGCGAAAAAGTGGTTGAACAAGTACGGGAGCCCATCAACGATGAAGCGCCAGTGCAAGAACAAAATGAGAAACAGGAAGAAGTAACAAGTCCATTAGTAGAAGTAACTGATGAAGATGTTTCAGAACCTGTTAAAGAAGAAACGGTAATTGAACAACAAGTAGAAACTGTACCACAAAGAGAACTTCCTGAAAATATAGAAAAACTTGTAAATTTTATGGAAGAAACTGGTGGTACTATAGAAGATTACGCTAGATTAAATGCTGATTATTCTCAAGTAGAAGAAGATGTTTTATTAAGAGAATATTATAAAAAGACTAAACCGCATTTAAATAGTGAAGAGATTAATTTTATGTTAGAAGATAGTTTTTCTTGGGATGAAGAAGAAGAAGAAGAAAGAACTATTAGAAAAAAACAACTAGCATATAAAGAAGAAATTGCTAAAGCCCGTAAGTTTTTGGAAGATACCAAAACTAAATACTATGACGAAATCAAGTTGAGGCCGTCTGTTACTCAGGAACAGAAAAAAGCTATGGACTTTTTCAATAGATACAACGAAGAACAACAACGTGCAGAAACACTTCACAATGACTTTGTTAATCGTAGCAAACAATTATTCACTGATTTTAAAGGTTTTAATTTCAATGTAGGTGAAAAGAAGTTTCGTTACGCTGTTAACAATAGTGATGAAGTAATGAATAACCAAAGTAAAATTAGCAACTTTGTAGGAAAGTTTCTTAACAAAGATGGTACTATAAGAGATACTGAAGGTTATCATAGAGCTTTATACGTTGCAAATAATTCTGATGCTTTTGCTCAACATTTTTATGAACAAGGAAAAGCAGATGCTGTTAGAGACATTAACGCTAAGTCTAAAAATATAAATGTTGAAAATCATAATTCAAATGATCAAGATATTTTTATTGGTGGATTTAAAGTTAGAGCCATTAACGGTGAAGATAGTTCTAAGTTGAGAATTAAAAAACGAACAAAAATAAATTAAAATGAGTTTTGTAAACGGCGGGAGTTTTCCTGCATCATTGATACCTGCACAAAAAAGACTAGCTCTTAATGACAACTATTTGTCATTTAACGATGCTGGTGGTAATGATTTTGCGCAGCAATATCTTCCTGAGTTATATGAGCAGGAAGTGGAAAGATATGGTAATAGAACCTTATCTGGATTTTTAAGAATGGTTGGTGCTGAAATGCCAATGACATCAGATCAGGTAATATGGTCTGAACAAAACAGACTGCACGTAGCTTACAAAAATGTAGGAACAGGTGCTTCTGCAACAGGTGCTAATAATATAGAAGTTACTTTAGATTTATCAGCTGCAACAGGTGCTGACGCTCCTAATGGTGCTGTAAGAATAGGTCAAACTATATTAATAGCTGATAAAGCAACAGGTCTTTTAACAGCTAAAGCTTTAGTACAGAATGTAACTACTAACGTTGCACCTGATGATACTCTTGATTGTACTCTTTATGAAACTAATTTTGCTGGTTTACCAGGAGGATTAGTAGGAGCTAATACTTGTACTTTATTTGTATATGGTTCTGAATTTGCTAAAGGTTCAATTGGAATGTCAGCTGCTATTCAACCACAGTTTACTCAGTATTCAAACAAGCCTATTATACTTAAAGACAACTTTGAGATTAATGGTTCTGATACTGCACAGATTGGTTGGGTTGAAGTTGCAACTGAAGATGGTACATCTGGATATTTATGGTATCTAAAGTCTGAGTCTGAAACAAGACTAAGATTTGATGATTACTTAGAAATGGCTATGGTTGAAGCAGTTAGAATGAACAATGTTGAGAACTACGATTTTGGTGCTCAATATCCAACAGCTACTGTTCCACAAGGTGGACCTATCGCACAGCCAATTCAAGGATCTGAAGGTTTATTTGCTGCTATCGAAGATAGAGGTAATGTATATTCTGGTTTTGCTGGAGCTGCTGCTCCTGGTTCAGGTGCATTAGGAGATTTTGATGAGATCTTAAAGCAATTAGACAAGCAAGGTGCTATCGAAGAAAACATGTTATTCTTATCAAGAGAAACTGCTCTTGACTTTGATGATATGATCGCAGCTATGGCTGGTGGAGGTTATGCTTCTACTACTGCTGCTTCTTATGGTTTATTCGATAACGAAGCTGATATGGCTATGAACTTTGGTTTCTCTGGTTTCAGAAGAGGTTCTTATGACTTCTATAAAACTGATTGGAAATATCTTAATGATATCTCTACTAGAGGATTATCAAAAGCTATTGATGGTGTTATGATACCTGCAGGTACTACAACTGTGTATGACCAAATGTTAGGTGTTAATATCAGACGTCCTTTCTTACATGTAAGATATAGAGCTTCTGAAACTGAAGATAGAAGATACAAGTCTTGGATTACAGGATCTGTTGGTGGTGCTTACACTTCTGACATTGATGCAATGCGAGTTAATTTCTTATCTGAGAGATGTTTAGTTGTACAAGCTGCTAATAACTTCGTGTTATTTAAAGGAGCTTAATTATTGTTTAACATTTAAAGAATAGAAATTATGGGATTAATTAAAGTCATACCACAAGATGCTGTTACTGGGCTTCCGGAAGATGCTGGACAAGCTATACTAATCGGTGGTGAACCTATAAAATTAGAAGTTACAGGTACTGGTGAACTAACACTTAGTCTTACCGGTTCTGTAAATTATATTTTTACTTACACTTCAACAGCTGGTACTATACCTACAGATGCTGAGCTTTTTGATGCTTGGGCTTCTGTAGTTGGTGCTTTTAATGGAGCTTCAGGGCCTGCAATTAATGCGCCTGTTGTTTCTGATGGAGATGGAACAATTATTTACCCTGCAATATCGTAGGTAAATTAACAAGATCCCGCTTCGGCGGGGTCTTTTTTAAATTATATTATATTATATTATGGAAACAAAAGAAAAAACTCCTAA